GTCACTTTACCCGTTTTCTCATCAAGCACTTGGCCATTGGGCTTGATTTGAGCTCCAAACGGATTGTCGTGATCGATCACTTCAGTACCGTCATCTAGCTTTTTTGTTTTAAGCGGTTTAAAGGCGTCTAGCTTATTGTTGCCTAGCTCAGCCTTAGACTTGCTGGTGTTGAACTGTAGATCTACTCCTGCTGGTAGGTCGTTCTTGTAAACGGCCATGCCTTTGAGGAAATGACTACCGTCCACCATGATTCTAACCTGAGCATAATGGGACGTGCCCAAAGACAGATCACGTATGCCAGGACGTACATATATGACGCCATCAGCGCTGCCTCCACCGTTCTCAGCGTAGTTAACGTCAATTCGCTTAGAGCTAATAGACAAAGGAGGCTTAAGACCCAAGATAGTTCTGCCATTGTCTTTGGAGAATTTACCCAACGCATCAAGCTGCTGAATTTGGCCTTTGTTCGCATTGACATCCTTGTATTTGGTTCCTGGAGGAGCTAGCACCTTAATAGTGGTCTTGTTTCCTGGTGCGGTTCCAAGCTGCTCTACCTGGACTTTATGGACGGTGTAGCCCTTCTCCTTAAGCATAGCTACAGCAACACGAAGTCGATCTGCGCTAATACCCAAGTGTTGTTCTACACCAGTACCAATGTCAATAAAGCGCTTTGATTTGACGCCCTCTTCCAAGGTGTTTGCAATGTTTTGGAGAATATGCGCCTTGTCAGCAGCGTCCTGCTTGAGAAGAGATCGGACAGTAGACTCCTGCTTAGGATTACCGAACATCTTCTCTGCGATCTTCTGGTTAGACCAGCCTTTATCCCTGAGACGCTTAGCAGTATGGATCTGAACCTGCTTTTGCTGAGCACTGGCAGCTGAACGCGCTGCTCGATAGTCGGTGGTGCTGATACCAAGCATTTTACAAGCCTCAGTAACAGACATCTTACCTTCACGACGAATTGCGTCAAAGTAATCTAGAAAGTCACGATTTCGCTTGTTCTGTGTGCTACCAGCGCCCCAAGGATATTTGGCTGCTCCAGTCTTTCCTGATCCGTAAGGGTATCGACCCGATCTCCGCAGGATACCGTACTGCATCGCGTCGAGCTCGGAGGGCGTAAGGTAACTGTAGTAATCTGAGGCGTCAATTGTAGTAGTCACAGTTCGTCCTCCTTTCGAAGCTCTCGGATCCTAACATCCAAGTATTTGTATCTTTCCATGATGTGCTTAATGTCGTCACCGTCAGGAATCTCTTCTCTGAAATCGTCGTTTTGGTAAATACGAAGCACAATGTCAATTTTGAAAGGATCCTCTAAATACTCCAAACAGAAAAGTGCAGCATAGCACTTGAGTTGGTCAAACGAAGTAAGCGCCAGTCCGGTTTTCAGATCGAAAATTCTAAGAACATTCTTTCTGAATCCAATAGAGTCAGCAGTACCAAAAGCATCGGGCGAGTATACCAAAGGTTGTTCAGGAGTCATCCTATAACCAATGGAATCGTTCACATACATGCTCAGTGTGGTTCCATTAGCTCTCAGTGGGATACCCAGTTTAATTGCTTTGGCTGCTAGCTCGTGTAGCTCAGTACCTCTCTGTGCTGCTTGACGCATCGTGTAGAAACGGTCAAATTTATCATCGTCATATCTTAACCAGTGATAGTTACTGGCGCTGAGAAGCAATGCGTGCTGACCGCGAAATACCGAATGATCGTTCCAACGCACTTAGAACCTCTTTCTCATTCTCAGGATAAATGAAAGCACCAAACCAACCGGTAAGGTTAGCCCAGTTGACATACCATTCCTGATTAGGTTCTTGCACCGCGTCTTTCCGAGGTTTGACCTCCAGCCAAGCCCAACAGCGCTTGTAGAAAACTGTAAGGTCAGGAATGCCTTGACGATAGCCCGAATTGTTCTTCAGAACATCGATTTCGCCAACAGGGGCCAGAGCTTTGATTCTCGGTATGAGTATGCGTTGATAATCGCGCTCTAAATCCGACATTCGCACCCCCAAAAGCAGACAAAAGAGAAGGGATATGGTCACCTCTTCTATCATAGTCTGCGATTTCTAAGCGGGCTAATACCTAATGTTACGAACGTGCAAATATTTGCCACGTGGGGAAACAGGGGTTTCCTGTGACGATCGAATTAAGGATGTCTTCTTCGAGTAATCCATTAGCACACGCGGCTTCTCTGGTGTTTTCATACTCCTTTCCCGTCTCCACGTCATAGAACTTACCGGTAGACAAAGGTTCTTTCTTCTCGAACTGGTTATAGAACTTGACAGCAAACCATCGTGGACGCCATTTGATGTTGGTATGTCGAACATCTGATCTATCACCATTCAGCTGAATTGGTGTGTCAAATGTCGCTGAGCGTCCTTGAACAAACATCCGAGCTACAAGCCTAACAACGCTCACTGTCCTCTGCAATGCTTCATCGCGACGCATAAGACCGACCCGGACGATTCCTTCTTGGTTAGGTGAACGTTTAAGAATTCGACCACTAGAGATGTTCCTGACCAAACCGTCATTACTAAGTTCATAACCAGGGAAGCCACAAGTTTCTAGGCTCGCCCATTCCTGCATTAGCTCTCCTCGTGCAGTTTATCTGGCACAATAGACGTTACTACGAATCCCACTTTGTGCTCAGTGGAGGTGAAATCAGGAGCGCCAGTTGGTGGAGACTCTTCTGTTTCAACCTCTAAAATTGTCAGACCAAACAACTTAATTTTCTTCAACATGGTTCACACAGGAAGAGGAAGTCGCACCCAAACCAACACAGGAGCATGTTCGCCAGTCTTAACCAAATTTGTCTTTCCTAGCACTGCGAACTGATTAGGCACAAATACCCCCGTGATGTAAGCAGACATCGGAGTCACCCAATGCATGTTAAGCTTGGTCGCTAGAGCCGAAGGACTAGCCTCGTTGGTGTCAATTCCAATTAACGGAAATCTACTCATTCCTCTTTCAGTCTTTATTACCGCTAGAAGATTCTTATCGAACTCTTCTCGTTGGGTAGTCATAGTAGCCAAAGGCCGGTGTGCAGAGATCAACGATAGTTTTACACCCAGATAAGTTAATCGAACTACGAGGCCAAGATCGTCAGTCTCCTTGGTGGTGGGATGAGGAGTAACCAGTTGAGGCCAGTAGAAGCCATCAAGCTTGGTGGTCCCGTCATCAAGCCACGCTACTCCGGTCGTCTTATCGCCGAAGGTGTCAGTACCTTGGACACACTTATGGTTTGGTAACTGATCTTCCATTCGGTGATCCAGCTCCTGGCCGAAGATGAATCGAGCATGCTGTCCTACATGTGGAACGTCGGTAGTGGGATACTGAGTCTCGAGACCGTCATTGATCTCTCCGAACATCACTGGTTCGTACTTCATATCAAATTCCTCTCGGATTAAGATCGTGACCGGTCTTCCTAGCGTGTTGGACAGCTTTTCGTGAAAGCCAATCGATGTTCGTCCCTGATCGCTGGAACTCTCCGCACGTACAAATAACCTTGCTGTCACGATTAAGTCTAGGAACGAAGTAAATATAATGCTTCTTCAGCACGTCGTCCGGATTCTCATCAGGATTGTCGGCTTTTTCGACTCTTTCTTGAAACTTGCCCATATCTGCTCATTTCAGTTTAGGTATTATGTATTGGCCACCCTACTAGGCAAAATACTTAAAAATAAGTATTGCCAAGATTCTTGTAACAAGTCTTTCTAAAATATCTGTTTCCAGTACTTATTTTGAATCTCGCGCGGGAGTATCAATTTAAGTACTGGAAATGACTTTTTTAGAAAGAGTTGTCTAAGAAATCTTGGCAAATAAGTATTGGGCCGGAAGAATGGCCAATACATAAAATTCACGCGGAATACTTAAAATATTTCGGCCAAAACGCACACGTCAAAAATACGTCAATTTTGCCAAATCTTGATTTTTTGCCCGAAAGCGGACTCATTGAAGCTCTTTTTGGCCTTCAGTGAGGCCTCCACAGCTTTCTCCAAAAGTGAGCCTCCGAACAGCACATAATAGTGCAAATCCAAAAATGACGTACTCAATCTGTCAATTCTGCCGTGTGCCTGGTGCCAAAGTTTGTAGGAATATGGCATCGAATAGAACACCATAGCATCCGTTTCGACACATTCCCAAGCCTCAGCGCCTGCGACATATTGGACAAGGTAGACCCACGATGTGGTAGTGGG